GTTGTCAGAAACCCTATAGTTGTAAATTTATTAGTCTTTAACCAGACCTTTACAATTATTAAAATTAAGTGTTTACACTATCGGTATTGACTTACTTGTGAACAAACCTACAAAAGCGTTTGTCGACCAAAGTTTACGTCTAACATAATGAACTACATTCAATAATATTAAAAGATCACGAAGATTCTCTTATAAAGAGGAACACAGCCGGTGGGATTACCCCAAGCCCGGACTGCACTTGTCTTTTATCAAGAACACAACCACCCATTATTAGGTGATATAAGAGCTTACAACTACAAGTTGAACATTGATTAACCTAAGTTAGTCATTAAACCAATGCTCAGTGTTTTTAGATTATGATATTTTGGATAATTATTTGGATTAAAAGGCTCAGGGAGCTTAATCTGAGTATCACGCGTGGCTTTCTGCCACCTTTTCGCCAGTGATGAGTAATATTTTGCCATTGCTGAAGTTGGGTTAGGATCAAAAAGTTGATTTTTTGAAAACGATTTGTCCCCCAAACTATGGTCGAACCATTCACGTGTATCGTTATCAACACGGAACAGAGCTTCAACACATAACAGAGCGAGAATATCATTCTCACTCATACCTCCCATACTGCTACTACTGTAATACGAAGAAACTACCGACGCAAGATTAAGTTGCCCTAACCTTTTTGTAGCAAGTTTCCACACCTTCCAATTCGCCTCTGTAGGCTTATGAATTGGCTTATATACACTAGGATTCTCAAAGATTTTCCTAGCTACACGCAAGTCCAAATCTATTGGCTGCCATCTACCCCAAGCGGGCAACCCGACACCTCCAAGGTGCTCGGGGACAAACCAAGGCAAATTATACTTCTTTAATGCTTTAGCGTTATTATGTATAAACATAGAAAGAACCTGCTCCCGTACAGATTCCGGGCAAGACGCAATTAATTCTCTGCATCTTGAACCTAGGGTCTTACCCTCCGTCGTAGCCTCAGCTCCGGAGCTTCCACCTGATCTCTGCATATTAAACAATAAACCTAAATTTATATACGGAACTAACTCGAAATGAGAAATCATATTACCCCTTTGATGAGGGTTATATAACTTCGGCATTCCTTCAAAGCCGTCCGCATAATAATAATAAGTAGTTGAATTAATATTCAAGAAATGCTGTGAAAAGTACACCTTTCCGACAGAAGGTGAGAGTCCCATGAAAGTAGAAATTCTACTCCAGGCCTCTCGTCCTATCTCATTGACTTTCATTATAGCATCATCACCATTTATAGCTAAAGGCATATCTTTTAACAAGATGGACCTTTTTGTTTGCACTTCTTTAGCCCAACGGCAACAAGCAGCATTAGCTATACACAAGAGAGGGAAGCTGATAATACTTCCCATAAGTTGACCTCTCTCCTGCATTTTAGTCGGTAATTTCTCCTCAGTCTCTTCATCTAATGAACGAGGTTGTCCGGGATATTTACCTGCTAAAATATAGTGTCGAGTGAGAGCTAAAACACATGCACGATGTTCCTCAGTCGAGAGACTAAGAACCACCGCAAGCTCATCCACTATAACTTCCGTCACCCATCTATACATCTCATTGGTCGCATCTGAATAATCAACCGATAAAAACTTATCAGTACCAATTGACTTCCCCATTTGCTGTTGAACGTAAGCACTGGTAACAGGCTCACCTATAAGCGAAAACACCTTTGACTGCTTTAATACAGACCACAACTTCTTCTGAAGCGGTTTTAAAACTGTATAATGCAACACTGGACCTTTGCTAATACCTCGACCTTTTAGGGCCTCGGCTAGCGTAACAAGCTCAGCGGCAGCTTCCTCAGTTATCACTCTTTCCAACATTCGATTGTATAGAATTCCAAATCTTTCATATAACGCACCAGCATCGATTTCATATCGTTTGCTTCTCCATGTTTTACCTACTTCGACTACTTTGACGAGTTGCTCCTCGGTGAAAAGGCCTTTCATAAGGTCCTTATCCTGAACGATGTAACCAACAGCCCCACCGGCATTACGACTGCTCATGTTATTTGCAGAAGTTGAAGGGAAGAAGGGTTTGTACCTCTCTTCGTTGGTAAATGTATTACCTTGATATAACTCCCTTACGGTTCTCCGTAGTTGCTCCTGACAGGTATCATAACTGATAACCTCTGGAACAATATTGGCCGCACTTCGATTCATAGAATTCAAATGCGCCCACCTCGGATAGTTAGCTTCCTCTCCTTGACGGAGACAGCCTCTTATATCAACACCTAATACACCAATCTTTTCAAGACGTGCTGGGACAGTCGTTAACTTCTTGTAAGTCTTACGCTGTATCTCCGCCAACATACGATTGTTGGGCCTCGGCATACCTTTCTTTGAATAGAGCACAGATGTGACAAATGTAGCAAACATATTATGCTTTGATTTGTCTGTTCTCTGCAACATATTCAAATACTTATATCCCTTACCTCCAATCAATATATGTGGTGAATCAAACCCCTCTAAATTCTGGGGATAGTCGGGAATTTCTTGAGTTTCAATGGTACCGTCCATATTTTCAAACCTCATAGAGGCTGAATAATATGCAGCGATTTTCCATTTTACAAACTTCAGAGCATCCCCACAACGATTCGCACATTCTAACCAGTGATCATAAGTACCTTTCTTCTTATGTCCTGTCTCATCAAATCCTACTAATCTCATTAAAACATATATCCTATCTAAACACTTTCTGACAAAATCAAGCGACTCCTTATCTAAAATAACGACCGTCGAAGATTTTTTACTTGCCGCCTCTTTGGGGCAAGTTGGAGATGTAACGTCTCTACCATTAACGCCTACGGTAAGTACCGTAGGAGTGGCTGTAACAGTAATTATGCTCATTTGTATAATTGCTG